CTTTAGAATTTTTTTTTATTGTATTGACTTCTTTTCATTATAATTACATTAGTTTTTTTTATTCATTTTTTAACTAATTTTTTTTTTCATTATTTTCTCGGGACCCGCACGAGGGCGGTCGCCCCACCGGCCCACGATGTGCGCTCACAAGCGTGGAGTCTGGTGGAGATCAGCTCCCTGACGCGGCGCGGCGCTGGAGCGACCGGTATTTCGTGACGGTGTGCGGGTGGTTCCCTGCGACCAATCCATCACCTCGATCCACTCGGAAACAGTGCCTCTGTCGTGCGAGCGACCATCCCTCAGCTCGTGCTTGGGCCGCCCGACCTTGAGATGGCCAGTGTTGGTGAAAGGAGACTTTCTCATCTCCTGTCGGCCTCCATTCTTGTTCTCGATGCCCTTCTTCATGGCCGACTTAGGCCGGCGGCCCCTACTGACGCTGCGGCTCTTGCTTCGACTACGGCTTCGACTCTTATCCTCCTTAATGGTGACCCGTTTTCGCTCCGCGGACTTGCTTCGGCCACGTTTTTTATCGGCCTTGGGTGGCCCAGGGTTTGGCTCAACACCCTCCGCCGTGAGATCCTTCCTATTTTCCCAATCCTGGGTCCATGACGCGGGTGATATGCAGCCCTCAGCCGCGAAACTACCCCACTGGGTGTTCTTATCGTAGCACCATGACGCAGACTGAGTGTCGCGATCCATTGCGAGCTGAGCAAGCGGTGAGACAAGCTCATCACCCAACTTCAAACCTGATAGTGTTGATTCGAACATTTTTTGGCGACCGCTGTCCCAATCATAAACGTCTTGTAAAGCAGAATCAGTCGCAGGACCAGGTTCAAATGCTGTGTACACCATTTTCCACTCTTCAAGCTTGCCATAATACGGGGCATACCCCTCTGTGAGCTGAAGGAGCCGAGAAAGATAAGAGCGAAGAGGCCGGACGCAATAACAGGCATTCCACAACCCAAGGGCGCTACCACGCACCATAGCGAGCGGGTTCACATTCTTGGGTGGGTTGATGAAATACCCAAGCTTGGCAATAACTCTGCCAAGCTTCGGGGCCATGGTCCAGGTTCCATTGCTAACGGGATAAAACCGATTTGAACAATACTCAGCGAATTGCAGTGCTATCCTATAAATGGCCTTGGCAATAAATCCAAACTTCGCCATGTACTCTTTGAAGTTGACCATGGGACCGGTAAATCGCATTATATTATCATCGCCGCACCCGAAAATGATCACAGTGGCCATGACAATAAGAACCGGCAACCGTCGTTCATTTGTAACCGCAAACAAATGGAGAAGCACATTCCAGATGGTATTAAAAAGTGATGTATAGGACACACCAGATTTTCGAGTTGGGTCATCACTGTACTGTATGCCCGTTTGCGTTTTACCCCTTGTCGGAATGGCAGCCCTCATGAGATCTGTGACAGCCTTACCGGCGTGGAGTTTGCGCATCAACCACACCTCAAGCTCAAGCAACCAACCGGACACACACATATCCCAAAAATCAACATCATCCTCAACAATGTGTCCTGGTGCATTGGCAAGCTCCGTTGCAACAACATGAGCGGGAACACCGCTGGAGAAAACCAAAGGGAACGGGGGCCGCCAGCACTCCTTAACCTGCTGTTGGAACCCAATAATTGTCGGGGCTACCAAAATGGTAAACTCTTCGATACAGCTGGAAATATTGCGAGGCGCCTTCTCCTTCTCGCCAAGTAGGCCACTGTATAACCCATTCTCAACCTTAATGAATGCCTTGGTCTTGGTCCACAGCTTGAGCAGCTCAGGGGGGAGTGACGACTCATGGCTCATTCCAGCCTCCTTAAGGCGCCGCCAAGCATCCTTCAACTGCGCCTTGACAGAGGGCGAGGCATTGGATTTCTCAATATAGTCGAGCTCATCCATTTTATGAACCCTGTATATGTTGGGAAAAAATGTCTTCCAATTGCACTTAAACCATTTTGTGAATCGCCGCCGATACTCCGCGTCAAACCCGGGTTTCTTAGCTGTGACACGGGCCTTGATTGTCGTCATTTCGTTGTCAGAACTCGCATCGTAATAAACAGGTTTGAACACACCTGAGCCCAGACCAAACTTGTGTTGCGAGTATTGCTTACGATTAGGACCATGACGACGATCATACATCTTATCGCACACGTAACTGTTATCAGATTGCTCAGGGATGTCGGCATTTGATGTCTTTGGCGGGTACGCACTGCCAAAATCAGCTGACACGCACAAAGGGGGGAGGTCGAATTTGCACGTGTAAGGCTGTTTGTCACCACCCCACCAATCATGCCCCCCACTAAGAGCACTGCGCACAACAGGCCCGGGGTTAGGCTCAACCCCTTGCTCAGTGAGATCCACCGGGGGCGCCGCCCTAGCGACAAGATCATACCCTGCTTGATCCCCAAACGCGTACCCGCAAGCGCGCAGGTCCACTTCACCGGCATCAACACAGATGAGGCGCAACCCCGCCTGGTCGACGTCGAGACTGGACAACAAGGCATTTTTATGCATAAAGACCCCACCAACAGTGAATATGTTGGATCCAGGGCAGGCACTTTGCAACTGTTGCGCAAGCTCATCGAAGGTAAGAGTCGGTGGGGCAGACACCGTGAAACGCTGCGTGCCAAAATACACCTTGAACACACGGGCGAGTGGGAGTGGTTTGACACGTGACGCTGCCGTGCGCACCTTTGGAGCTGTTGCTTCCATGGCCATCATTTCGGTCACAACTTCATCCTCCACGGAGACTGGAGCTGATGGTTCAGGCAATGGAGAAGGTGCCTCCGCAACTGTTGAAGCACTATCCACAACTTCGGATACAACTGCAGCGACAGCAGCCGTGGCGATGGCATGAGTGTTGGCGATGGAAGTGGATGGTGAGCCAGACCGACGCGGCAATGACGACTCAACACACTGTCCGAAGACGGCTTTGTCAGCACGTACTTGTGCCGCACGAGCCATGAGGTCGGCCATATCGGCTTCACACTCGCCGCGGTTGAGTTCACCGACAGTGGAACCGCCGGCAAAACCGCACTCATCTGGCAAAACATCCCACACGGGGACGAAAGGGTTGCGGTTGTCCCAGGACGACAAATCATCAACCGCCTTGATGAACCGGGGCTGGAAAACATTGGAGACCCTATCGTACACAGCAGTGGCCCAGCTCCTGACACGAGAAAACCGGCTTGGGGCAGGGCACCTAGACACCGGGTCACCAGTTGTGATGTACGGGATCTCATTCTCGTAAGATGGCAACACTCGCTGCTCAAGTTGTGCAACCCAAATAAGAGCCCCAACCGCGAGAACTGGCACAACGATCATGTGCAACAGAGCTGTCGAAGCGGCAGCGAAGGCAAGTGCGGGCAAGGCAACACGCTTGATGTGCACTGCCTTACCCAACAAAAGAGAGCTCATTTGCTGTTGCTCGAGCCAGAAGCGCATGAAAGCGATCACTGGGGCGTACAAAACCGTGTCACGCTCAACATCATGTGGTATATCCATCACGGAACACAGCTGCCGACATCGCGTGACCAACGTGAGAAAAACCTCCCAAGTGTGTTCACGAAAAACAACATCTCGGGTCAGCTCATCGATGATGCTCGAAGGGAGTGCCACGACGCGAAAATCATCGCGCAAAAACACCCCAAGGTGCTCCTGAACAAAACTAGCCCCAGACTGGCCACCGAGCTTGATCCCCATAAACTTACCAACCTCGACATAATAATTCTCGAGAATGGGGCGATACGTCCTGTTAGCATTATTATAAATAATCGTTGAAGTATTCTGAAGACGCTGAAAAGTGGAATACGTGTCATCAGGAACCTCATCTTCCTCCTCAGGCTCCTCCGGCTTGGCCCGCTGCTCGGTCATCCACTTGGTCAGATTCTCAACGGTCTTTTGCAAATTGTTATACTCAGTGCTAAACCGCTGGGTGATGACCCTTGACGCGAGACACTCATGCATCACGCCGCCGCGACTGCCGCCACCACTGGGTGGTGCGCCGCCAGCAGGCGCACCACCAACACGTTTGCCTTGTTGCGATCCACCGGCATTTGGCTGTGCACGACCGGCATGCGCGGGGGCATGGAAAAACCGGCAGTCATTCCCATCTGGGCAAGCCCCATTCCGACTGAAATTACGACAAACCATTGCGGCGAAGTTCTTGGGCCCGGGGTTGGTCTCAATGCCAACAAGGGGCTGGGGAGGAGGGGCCACGTCGGCAAGGACAATGGGTGGAGCAGTGCACTCAACACGCCAATCATCAATGGGGACACAAAGAAAGAGACAAGCCATGACAGTGTTGAACTCATCAAACTTGAAAGAGCCCAATCTGTTGAAATTCGGGGACCTCGTCTTGGCCTCGCAACATAGCGTGATCATAGTGCTGAGATGAAAATGAATGTGGCGCCCTGACCGGCAAGTGACTGCAATTGGGCTCCCAGTCTCGTCAAGGCCAACGGCGATCCCAGACCCATGGACAAGCCACAGACCCTTGAGGCCAAAATTACGAATGACATGCAGACAAAAAGCAGTTCGCTCACAACCAACTGACGTCGTTCCCCCCATAAGGCGGATTAACGTGAAAATCTCATTGTAAATGGTGCCAAATCTACGCCTGATGAGCGAGGGGGTGGTCGGCCCAGGGTTGCTTTCCACGCCATACTGTGTGAGATCAATCTTGTAAGGCTTTGAACACCGACTACAGTTGAGAGTTGCATCAACCATGCTAGCAACCCCCCAATAAGCGCTCTCATCATTTGAACAATATGGACAACGCGTCATGATGTGTCTCGTTCCGTGCCTGATTGGCCCCACGTATACAGCTAACCCACGCTCGATTTGGGGCTGTGCAACGCCGAGTGAACCCATAGCCTCCTCAAGGGCGCCGATCTCGTCAGTCCTGCCATGACCGATGGGTTTGATGGAGTCAATGTACTGTATGGCCGCGACACGTGCCTGGGTTTTGGTATCACTTGGGAAACACTTATAAACCTTACCCTTGAAACCAAGTACGGCATACCACGTCAGGCGGTGTGGCACACCATTGGAAACCGTGCCCACCAAATCAGGGACCTTTGGGTCAGGGTCAGCTGAATCCTCAAACGGGGGCCTGGCGCTGTTAATACGAGGGCCCAAGGTGGGCTGAGGGGCAGACAACTCCTCACTCCCCTCAAATAAGGAGAACAGGCCACCAGACCTGTTCATACTGCTACCCCCACTGCCTGCCGCAGCGGGGGGTGGTAACTTCGATTCTTGCGCCGAATACGCTCTCGATGATGCCGTCGAGTACGGGTTTTTTGAAGCATTTGACATTTAAGATGGCACGGACACTCAAAAAATTCATCAATAGTAACGCAACCGGTTATTGAGCTAGAACCACCAAAAGGGTTGGTGGCCCCGGTCAAGGGGTACACAGCCGTTGTGTCCAGCGGATAACCAACCCACACAGTGGCTCAAACTTGGCCAGTGCACAGGAATTACGGTGTACCTGGTACACTTGCTGATCGCCCCCCCCTCCCGCCGGTGGGACATATTCAGATTTGGCCATTGGTGGTCAAGAGGTTCGCAGCTGTGACTGCTTTGTGCGAGACCCCATCACAGGGCACACACGTACGAACGACTCAAACACCACAGGAACGAGATATCTGAAGTACTCGCCTGCTCTCAATCCAACCTGGCGCCGTGGTTTAGAAAGGCAACGACGCCCAACACACGATCTTCTGCACTATACAGCCAGGTCTCAAAGTGAACTGAGTGGGATAAGGGTGATCACAACACAATGACAACACACCACAAAACGGCCGCCCACAATGGGCACGAGCACCGCACCCGGGGTTATTTGGGAACCCCGGAAAACCTCGAGCGACTCTAAGTCACGCCCATAACTGTCCGGCAAACCGGACCCGGGGTTATTTGGAAACCACGGAAAACCTCGGGCGACTCTAAGTCACGCCCATAACTCTTCGGCAAAGCCGGCACGGGGGAAAGCCCCGGGTCAATAATGTAAATAGCAAGGCACAAGGCCAAACGAGGGGTAAACCTAACACCGTCAATTCGGTGACTCGAAGAACAGGCAAACGCCGACAAGAACGCTTATTTGCGTCTTGCAGAAAAAAGGGGTGACAGCCCCCCAAAAAGATCCTA